CTGAGGGCCAATACGGATCTCCCGCCCGAATACACCACCGCTCCCCATATCCTGGTCATATTGAGGCCCACGGCCGCTTTGCTCAACAGCACCGGCCGACCGCTGGTTAGAGATTTTTACGAATCCTTTCAGCTTTCGGAAGCCAAATACAACGTGTCCTTTTGCGAAGTGGACCAGTTCTATTACGGCCTGGTTGACACAATGTATCCCATGATCGGCAGCAGCCAGACCGTCGGCGACTATCTGGACATCGGGAGTGACACGTTTTTTTCAGAACGCAAATACAACTGCTCATCCCTGACTGCGTGGTCCCTGCTGGTAGCCATGTATTACCAGACAGGGGATAATCAGATCCGGCAGGGCATTATCGATTCCCTGGGGCCGGACAACGCCGTAGCGGTCGATCTGGCGACACCGGGGATACTGTGCTGGTACCTGCTGCGCTACAAGCTGGCCCGCATCGTAAATGTCATCGACTTCGGAAACACGCTGACCCAGTTCGAGATCGACTGGATACTGATGACCGGAGGCGGCTAAGTGGCACAGTTAGAACAGCCCCTGCTCATACCCGTCTCGGATTCCAGGTACAAACTGGCCCTGGATTACCATTACTCCTGGACCGACAGCGTCACTGGCCTGCGCTGCATGTTGTCCATTCCGCAGGGTTTTCTCTGTGACGGTGCCTCCGTGCCCCGCTGTGCTTGGACCCTGTCCGGTCTGCGTCCCGACGGGCTGATAAGGGCCGCGGCACTGGTACACGACTTTATCTACCGCCGGGCAGGAGTATTTGCCGCCGGCGACGGACTGTCCGCCGAAGTAAAAAACGTCTGGATCCCGGCCGCCCGCACATTCACCAGGGCCGAAACGGACAATCTCTTTCTGCGGATCATGAAAGAGGCAGGCATGGGCTGGTGCCGCAGGACCCTGGCTTACACCTATGTACGGGCAGTCGGCTGGATAGCCTGGAGAAAGTATGAAAAGAGGCTGCAAAAGGATCATGCATGAATTTATTTGACCACATCAGACTGTGGCGCCGGCCGAGGCAAAAAGCATCCGGGGGAGGGTGGCAGCTCAGGCCCAATGACGGCCAGGGGCCATACACCGCGTATTTCAACCGCAGTTTTATCGCCCGCAAGGTCGAGGCCGAGTTCTACGAGCTGCTGCGCGAAGCGATCCCCGTGGTGGACGCCGCGATCCGCCGCCTGGTCTCTCTGGACGGCCTGGTAGTGGTCAAAGGCGACAATGACAGACTGGTGGATGAGATCAAGGACTGGATCTACAACGTGCCGGTCAATGATGTCCAGACCGGCCTTCAGGCCTTTCACCAGTCCCTCACCAACGAGGCCTTTGAACAGGGCTTCGGCATGGGAGAATTTGTCACCGATAAAAAGCGCCGGGACATAGTAGGTTTGCGAGTAGCGGATTCCAAATACATAAAGTTCAAGCGTACGGAATCCGGCCTGGACATATTTCAAAAGGCCGACGATGACCTTGACTGGCGCCTCCTGGATCCCCCTGACAACCTGATCTATTTTTCCATAGACAACGAAAATCAGAACCCGTACGGTACGCCCCTCCTGCGTTCGTGCGAGTTTGTGAGCAAGGTCCTGGTGACCATGCATAACAGCCTGCTCAACGTGTGGGAGAGGTTCGGGGATCCCAGTTTTGAAATAATCTACAAGACCAGCAAGCGGGACGGCGTTGATCTCGTGGCCCGCCGCCAGCTTATCGAGACGGAATTCAACACCGCCATCAGGGACAAACGCCAGGGCAAGTCCGCTGATTTTATTCGGGCCATTGACACCAACAGCGATATCTCCATCAAGGTGATCGGAGCTGACAACCAGGTCCTGGAGCTGGAGGTCCCGGCCCGCCACGTGCTTGAGCAGATAGTGGCCAAGACGGGACTGCCGGCCTGGATGCTGGGAATGCACTGGAGCACCACGGAACGCCTGGCCAACTTCGAGGCGGAGATGGTACTGGCGGACAGCGCTACCCGCCAATCGGCAAAGATGCCCAACTTTTACAACCTGGTCCGAACCCTGCTCCTCCTGCGGGGAAGAAAATGGAAGCCAGGCGACTGGAGGCTGGCCTGGAAACAGGTCAACCTGCACGACGTCGTGTCTCAGGCTCAGGCCAGGTTCCTGAACGCCCAGGCCGACATGTACTACCTGCAAAACGCCGAAGCCGCCGGAATCACGATCGATATCCGTGACCTGGCGATTGGGAAAGGGTTGAAGGGTCAAGGGTTAAAAGGTTCAGAGGTTGAGAGGTTCAGAGGTTCAAAAGTTTTAACCCGGGACTCTGAACCCGGAGTCCTGAACCTTATTACCAAAGAACAACGCCCTTTTCCCTGGCCGGAGCTGGACCAGGCGGAAACAGAGTTTGAGGACCGCCTTAAAACAGACTGGGCGGAGACCGAGGCCAGGGTGTTCTTTATCGCCGGACTGTCCCACAGCCCAAAGACAAAAAAGGGGCCTGATGACATCCCCGATCTGGAGCAGTTCACCTTTTCCACGGAACAGCGTGCCCAGGTCATGACTGCCATGAAGGACTTTATCGGCATTTACGATCCTCACAGCGATGATTCTCCGCTGAACTGGTATTACGGCCAGGCGTATTCCCTGGGACTGATCCAGGCCGCCCACATGATCGGCGCTGAGCAGCCCATACTGAATATCATCAAAAATCGGGAAATATACGAACAGCTCACGGCCTCCGGGTTTTCCCTGGTCAAAGACAATGCCACCAGGGCCATAATAAACAGCATACTGCCGGAGATGGAGGCACATGTGATTGCCGGCTCGAACCCCCTGACCGTGGCCGCCCGTCTCAAAAAACTGTTTGGAGACCAGAACAGCTCATGGGAGCGCCTGGCGCGCACTGAACTGACAATGGCTGCCGAACAGGCCAAGCTGGACGAATGGAAGGCCTGGGATGTCCGGCGGGTGGAGTTCAGGCCGGCACCGGACGCCTGCCCCTTATGCGCAAGCCTGGCCGGCGAATATGATATCGACAAGGCACCGCTCCCCGGAAGAGACACACACCCGCGATGCAGGTGCAGCCTCAGACCGGCAAAGAGCGAGGTTGAATGAAGGAACCGCAGTCAGTGAAAATAGTTTCATCATCTGCCTGATCATGTTGCCTTTTAGTGTTACGCAGGGGAGAAGCAAAAATAGAGGAGCATACGTATGAGCCAGGAAGGCAGAACCAACACCATTTTAGGTATCGGAGCCCTGGTAAAGGCCCTGGGCGACATCCGCGAGACCGTACAGCAGGCAAGGGCCGACGGGCATATCGACAGACAGGAGGCCCTGAATATTTTTGCCGAACTGGCCGGGGCATGCATCAGAGAAGGCCTGGCAGTGGCCCTGAGCGCAGCAGCTCATAAAGCTGATATCAGTCAAATGGTTGAATAGTTAAATAGTCAAACAGAGAATTGGTCAACTAATAACGGAGGAAAATCATGGCATCAAAACAAGGTGAGACCGGCACCATCACCAAGAAGACCACCGACCCGGACAAAAAGGAGTTTGCCGGTTTTAAAATCGAGGGCACCAAGTCAGCGGCAATAACCTGCGAGACCGTGATTGCCAGAATGCGAAAGCAGCAGAAGAGAATATAGACCATGAAGATTTACAACAAATCTTTTTCCGTTAAGTCGTCAGGATCCGCGCGAGGCATTGAAATAACTCCAGAGATCCTGGCGAGGATCAATAGGTGGTCGCTCAAGGAGCTGACCGCCGAAGACCTTTACGTCAGGCGCTTTATCCTGGCGCACGACGCGATCGACCGGGACAAAGAGCGCTTTCCCAAAGAACTCCTGCAAGACTTTGCAGACACCCTGCCCGGCAAGAGCTTTATGTTCAGCCACCAGCACCGCGACTACCTGCCCCTGGGGCTGTTCTTCGACGCAGAGATCAAGGACCTGTCCCCCGAAGAATTCAAGACACTCACCGGCGAAAGTCCTTTACTCCCGGAAGGGCAGGACCGGATACACTTTCTGCGGGCGTGGATGTACATGCTGTCGGCCGGCCAGGAGGATTTCACCCGCAACATGGACGCCGGGATCTATCGTCACGTGTCCATAGGCTTCGGGGCCTCAGACCTGAAAGCGGTGAAAGATGAATTCGACCGGGTGCTTTATTACGAATACGCACCGCCAGGCGAGGCCCAGGAAGGCTCTATAGTCTGGCTGGGCGCGCAGCCCGGCGCCACGGTTCAGAAGGCGCTTGACCACAATAAAAAATCCAAAGAGCAAAAAGGAGATAGCCATATGAAGACTCTATTATTTGTTTTAGGGCAGTTACTGTCCAAATCCTTTGACGAAAACACCGATGAACAGACCGTTATCAAGGAGGTCAGGGAGGCGTTTAAGGCAAAGGATACCGAGATCGAAGACCTCAAGACACAGCTTGCCACTCTCAAGGACCTGGCCGAGGAAGGCAGGGCATACCGCAAAGGCCTGGTAGAGGAATATACCCGGCTCAAGGCCCTTCTGGGAGAAGTCGGAACAACGCCTGAAGAGCAGGAGACCTGCACGAAGTTTGCGCAGGCCTTTCACCCGGCATTCCTTAAAGCGGAGATCAAACACATGGAGGCCCGTGCTGCTGAGAAGTTCCCTTCCGAGGGCAGACTGCCCGGCGACAGGGGCAACGGCAAACGGGACAAGGCGGTGGATAACCCCCTGATTCCCGAAGAAAACAGATAGAAATTAGAAATTCGAAATTAGAAATTGGGTTTTTAGGTTTTCCTAATTTCCAGTTTCCAATTTCAAATATCAAGGGTTATCAACAACCCCTGAACCCTGAACGGAGAATTTATAAAGGAGAAATGAAATGTCTGCAATTATAAGAGATTCCCTGGCCAATGCCAGGACATTGAAATATGCCCACACCGCAGCAGTGGAAGTGGGGGAGATAATAGTTGCGAACGGAAACGTGCTGGTCGCCATAAGCGCGGCAGATGCCAACGAGGAAGCGATCTACGTTTACCGCGGCCGTGCCCAGTTTCCCAAGACCAGCGGCGCTATTGCCGCCGGAGAACCCGTGTTCTGGGATCCTGACAATGAATATGGCAAAAACGCCCAGAGCTATACCGCAGGCTCAGCCGTAGCGGGCAGTAATACCGGCGACGGGCTGGTCTCCGGAGAAACCGCGGGAGCAAACGCGATCGCTGAAACCTGGACCTTCACCTGCACAGCGGAATCCGCAAATGCAGGCACATTTTCCGTCACTGGCTCCAAAACAGGTTTGATGGGCGATCTTACCGTCGGCGTGGCGTACGATAACGGGTTCATAGCCTGCACGATAGCCGACGGCACCGAAGACTTCGATGTCGGCGACAGCTTCACCATCGAAATAGCGGCCGATTATACCAGGTGCGGCAACTGTGTCGAGGACGCTGCAAGCGCCGACACCACACTGGAGATCATGTTGCACGAAAATTAATTAGAAGAAGGTTCAGAGGTTCAAGGTTCACAGGTTGTCTAACCCGGAACCCTGAACGCTGAACCCGGAACCCATAAGAGGATAAAATCATGAAACTATATGGACGAAAAATAATAAACTGGGAAGCAATCGACAAAGTCCCTCTTGAGGAACGCAAGGCCAAAATCGCAGAGGCGATCAGCCGTTTTATGGTCAAGGTAGCGGATGACCCGCTGCCCGTGGCCGGCGCGAAGATGACCGGACCTGATCCCAACCTGGTCAGTGCGGTACCTGTCACCATGATCATGTCCGACACGGTCAAGACACCGGACAGGGGCTATGAAATCCTGTTCGACGAGGTGGACATGAGGGCATCCGCCAGCGAGAGCTTTGATATTCTGGATGTCTCCGGCGGCGTCACCTTTTACCAGCGCCTGCCCGGAGAAGAGGCAAAGCTTTCCGCTCTGCCCACCGGGGCAAAGACTGCGGTCAGCCTGCTTCGTTTTATCGGCGGCTTTCCCATCCTGGACGACTGGCTCAGGTTCAACCAGTATTACAAGATCGACGAACTCACAGCCGACACGGTCCGCAGGTGGTGGGATACCAAGGCCACGCTGTTCTATGGTCTGCTCACCGCGCTGGGCGCTGGCATCAACCAGTCCTTTTCCACTGATGATTCAACCACGATCAACAATGCCTGCGTGCAGATCCAGACCGACCTGGCTGCCGCCGGATATCCGATCGACGACAACCCTACGTTCTGGATCACCTGTCACCCGAGCCTCAAGGCCAGGATATTCAAGGCCCTGGCGGCAAACTTCGTGAATCCGAACACCAATATAACCCAGATCGTGTGGCACATAGCAGGAGTGATCAATACCACCAAGATCGCCAACACCAGCTATTACGTGTCGCTCCCCGGCTACAAGAACAAGCGCGGGGAATGGCAGGACCTGACCGCCAGGCCGGCGCAGCGCAACGAGCTGAAGCTGGGTGCGGACCATATCTGGACCGGCGCTTATAACGGCGCCATAGCCGAGACCAAGCAGCACCGCCGCTGTGCGCTGAGTTAGTTGTTGGAAATTGGAAATTAGAAATTAGAAATTGGGATTTGGGTTTTCCCGAATTTCCAGTTTCTAATTTCAAATATCAAGGGTTGTCAACAACCCCTGAACCCTGAACGGGGAACTAGAAATGCCGAAGGTCACAGCGCAGGAAATAATCGATCTGGGTTTCACCCCCTCCATGTTCCGCCTTGCAAATGATACGGAACTGGCCGCAGTGATTTCCTCGGTTATTACCGAGCAGGCGGCCATGCTTGAAGGCCGCCTGGGGTCTTCTATATATGACGCCGCGACCACGCCCGAATCGACTTATGTCAAAAGGGCGGAACGCTGCCTGGTGGCTGCCGAGATGATGTCCCGGCGGATCACCGTTATCGCTGAAAGCGTTCTGGCAAGCGGAGACGAGCGTACGGCACGGGTCGAGACCGCCCAGATGAAGCGCTGGGAGGCCCAGGCGGAAGCCCTTATCCGCAAGCTGGTGTCAGGCGTCACCACGGATACCGGCAATTTTGCTACCGGGGTCACCACCTCGACGCATTTTGCAGACGACTGCGACCTGAGCGGAGACGAAATTGATTACTGTCCATGTTGAACTCAAGGGCCACAAGGCCGTAATCCAAGAGCTGGGCAGTCTGCCCCGCCGCCTTGATTCGGCGGCAAAGCGGGCGCTGCGCCGCATAGCCATGGGCATCCACCGCGAGGCCTATGATTACCTTTCCGGGCCGGCGGATCCGACCGGCGGATATCCGGTCCCTGTACGCACCGGGCACCTGCGCCGCATGCTGGACTGGGTCAATCCGGGAGCGACAAAGAGCGCGGGCGAAGAGACCTTCGCTGCCGGCAATCTGGAAGCCATAGTCTATGACTCCGCGGCATATTCAGAAGTGATACACGGAGGCCTCGGATCGTCGAAGAAATACGGGAAGCGCCCCTATCTTACAGACGGTTTTACTGCCTTTAACGAGGGCGCGCGGATAGAAAAAATCCTGAACGAAGAGATAGCAAAGGAACTTTAAATGGGTGACCCGATCAATTTAATACCGGCGATACAGCTCATTATAGCCCTGCTGTTCTGGGAAATGTCGAAATACTTAATAAGGTTTTTGCTGGGCAGGACAATAGGCGCTGACAACGTAAGCCGTGCCGATTGCGAAATGCACCAGGAAAAGATCCAGATGGAGCTCCATGCCATCAAGGGCATTTTACTGGCCGTCGCCATGGAATCTGGGATCAAGGCGGATCAGTTGCAGGGCCTGACAAAATGACACCGTTTCTCAGCAATCTGCCGGTGAGGTCCAGGGCCATACTCTTTGTGCTTAGGCACGAAGGCGGCTATGCAAATGACCCGTCAGACCCCGGCGGAGAGACTAAGTACGGAATTTCAAAAAAGGCATACCCCGATCTGGATATCAAGAAACTGACCGTAGAGGATGTGCACCGTATATATGTGCGCGATTACTGGCAACGGCTGTCATGTGACGAGATGACCCCGCCGGTGGGACTGACGGTGTTCGATTCCGCCGTGAACTGCGGCAGGGACCGTGCATCCAAGTGGCTCCAGACCTCGGCCAGGGCGCTCGACTGTCCGGTCAAGCTGGACGGGATCATCGGCCCTAAGACACTGGCGGCCGTGCATGAATGCGACCCGGCCAGGCTGTGTCTGACCTTCCTGCATCAGAGGCTGTTCCACTATTTATGCCTGGGGAAAAAATATCCGCAATACGTGTCCGGCTGGGTAGGCCGGACATCCGATCTCATGCGTGAGATCGCAGACATATAAGGAGACATGAATCATGGCTGAATTAGATACAAATAAACCCGGGTATAAGACCTCGGAGGCCATTGTACCTGTTGCGTCCAGTTTACTGGGCTGCCTGGTTGCATTCGGAGTGCTTACCCCTGACGATCAGGACGCGGGCGTCACGGTCATAGAGCAGGCAATCGGTAGTCTGACCGCCCTTGCCGGCTGGGGCCTCTATGTGTGGGGCAGGATAAAAATAAAGCTGGAGAAGATAAAGAAGGGTTGAGTCTGAACACTGATACCCCAATAAACCAACTATGGGCAGTTTTACCGACGTCATTGACAATATAACTACCACTCTGGAGGACGATACCGCTCTCCAGGCATTCTGCGCGGACAAGTGGTCACGCTCACTCAGCGCAAAGGCTGCCTGGCGGAAGCGGGTGGAAATAGGGCTGGACGAACTCCCTGTCGTGCTGGTCACGCGCCCGCGTACGCGCAACAAAAACAGGCACGAGATCAGGGACGCAGACCACACGGTAATGCTCTACTGCGGATTCAACCAGCCTGACCGGGATCTGATCCTGAAGGAACAGATCAGATTCATTGAACTGATCGAAAATGCCCTGCTGGCGGATGTTACCCGCGGCGGAACCGCAATCAACACCCTGATCGAAGACTCGGTCAATGACGAGGGCAAATTTGCGCCGGCGTGTTTTTCAGTAGTTGCCGTAGAAATATATCACCGGCGGAGAGAATAAGAGATGCTGGAAATTAGAAATTAGAAATTAGAAATTGGGATTTGGGGTTTCCCGAATTTCCAGTTTCCAATTTCCAATGTCCAATAAGGAGATACCACCATGAGTTTACTTACAAATAAGGCCGTTTTACTGGCCATCCTGGAAACAGAGTACGGCGTTGATCCAGGATCGGGCTATACCGGAATCCTGCTCAACAAAGGCGTCACGATCAGCCCCACCGGGGAGAAATTGATCAGGGACATTATCAGCCAGACATATTCCCCCCAGGGCCACGTGATCGGCGTCAAGCAGACAAAGATCAGCTTTGAAGTGGAGATGAAGGGCGGCGGCCTGGATACCGGCGTCATACAGGACCCGGAAATGGACGTATTGCTCCAGTGCTGTGCCCTGGTCCAGAGCGACGGACTAGTGCTTGCAGTAGATAACGTATCCGGCACTTTTGTGGTAGGAGAGACCCTTAACAACACCACATCAAGCAATACAGTGGGGGTGATCGCGGACATAATAGACAACACCACCACTGCCATACTGTATATGCGCGACGTGGAAAACGATCCAACGGACGGCGACGCCCTGGCAGGCGCAACCTCAAGCGCAACGGCGGACGTGGACGGCACGCCGGAAGACGCGCTGTGTTACAGGCCCACCAGTACCCGCACCTCTATGGAGAGCGCCACCATACACTTCCACCGCGACGGCCACCGCCATATCCTGACCGGATGTCGGGGCACCGTGGACTTTGATTTCACGGTAGGCAAATACGGCGTGGCAAAGTTCGAGATCACAGGGATATACAATGCCCCAACTGATCAGTCCCTGCCTTCGCCCACTTACCCTGGGGCGGATATCACACCGCCTGTGGTGATTAACGCAGGCCTGCAGATCGCAAGCATAGATATGGACCTGACTGCGGTGAATGCTCTGTCTCTGAGGCTGGGCAATACCGTAAACCTGCGCCGGGATATCAATGCAGCGACCGGCCTGGTGGGGCTGGAGATAACCGACCGTAATCCTACCGGTTCAGTGGACCCGGAGGCCGTAGACCTGTCAGACTTCAACCCGTGGACCGCATGGGAAAACGCCACCGAACAAAAGATATACTGCGATATCGGCAGTGTAGCGGGTAACCAGATCCGCCCGTCCATACCGCGAGCGCTGTATGACGAGACCTCGTATGCGGACCGCGACGGTATCGTGACGTATGCCCTGCCGTTCAGCGCCAAGGGCGGAGACGAAGGAGACGACGAATTCTGGCTGATGTTTCATTAGAAATTAGAAATTAGAAATTGGGCTTTTGGGGGTTCCCGAATTTCCAATTTCCAATGTCCAAGGAGAATTTTATGCCGCTTGAATTACAACCCGAAAAAAATGTCATCACCATTACCATCTGGGGCCAGGAAATAGAGGTCTATACGAAAAAGCCCACGGTGTCGCAGGTACAGCGTTATAACTCGACGATAATCGGCAAAAAGGGTCTGCGTATACGACGGCTCTACAAGACCCGCGTGGCGTTCGGCAAAGAGCTTATTGACGGATTCAGACAGGGCGACCTGGTCCTCAGGGGTACACCTGTAGAGCAGGATCCAGCCGGGCGGTGGAAGGACGTTATTGAGCAGGAGTGCCCGCAGATCCTGGAGGCCCTGGCGCGCCTTATGCTGGACAACACCAGCGCCGAATCCGACGATGACGACGATGACGACGATGAGGATGAGGGCGAGGAGACGGACCAGAAGGAGTCGGACCCTACGTGTCCCTGACACGGGAGTATAAACGGCTCAGTACGGTCTGCAACGATGCGCAGCGCAAAAAATGCGCCTCAGAGTGCGGACAGTTTTTAGAAGAACAGTGCAAACGATGCGAGCGCAACCCGAAGAACATACCGCCGCCCAGCCTGTGGTTCCTGCATATCCGGTGGCTGTACCGCCTGCGCAGGGCTGGATATCCCTTCCAGCCGGACGACCTGAGCATGGACGAATGGCTGGGGATGGGCGAATACGCGGAACTGGCAGAGGCGAGGTTTTAGAAACTGGAAATTAGAGACCAGAACAGGAGGCAGGGGCAGAAATTAGAAGTTAGAAACAGGGTTTTCCCAATTTCAAATTTCCAATTTCAAATTTCCAATGAATAACAAAGCCCAGATAACAATCAGCGCGGATAATCAGGCGGGCCGGGGCATCGACCAGGCCAGGAGAGACCTGGGCGAACTGGGCAATACAGCCGAGCGGACAGGCCGTCGAAGCCGCGAGTCCTTTGACAGGGCCGCCATCAGCGCCAATTCCTTTTCCGGGAGTATTTCCAGGCTGTACACATCCCTGGCCGGTGTCATGGCCCTGGTGGGCGGCGGAGCCCTTGCCCGCAGCTTTATCGAGGCCGCTTCCGCCCTGGAAGAAGTTCAGAACAAGTTCGATGTGGTATTCCGCGGCATGACTGAGCAGGCAGAGATGTGGGCCGCAAATTTACAGCAGGCCTTTTTCATGTCTGAGCGTGAGGCCAAAAGCTATCTCGCCTCTATACAGGATCTCCTGGTGCCGATGGGCATGGTACGATCCGAAGCCGGGGAAATGGCGAACAAGATCGTGCAACTCTCCGCTGACCTCGCGAGTTTTAACAATTTGCCGACGGCTCAGGTAATGGGCGACATCCAGTCCGCCCTGGTGGGCGAATATGAGCCGATGAGGAAATACGGCGTTGTGCTGCAGGCCACAACTGTCCAGCAGCAGGCCCTTAACATGGGCCTGGCTGAAACCAAGGACGAACTGACCGCTGGAAATCGCGCCCTGGCGGCATACAGCATGATGGTCAGGGGCTCCGCCGATGCGGTCGGCGATCTTGACAGATCCAGCGGCAGCTACGCAAACCAGATGAGGCTGCTGACTGCCAGGATTGAGGATACTAAAACGGCCCTGGGTGAAGATCTGTTGCCTATCGCGACGGAATACGTGTCGCTGCTCAGCGACTGGATTGACCAGAATGATGAGCTGATCAAACAGAAATTCTCTCAAACCATTGAGGACACGGCTTCCGCCATACAGACCCTGGTCGGTATCTACCAGACCCTGCCTGACGGGGTGGTCGGCGCGGCCGGCGTCGGAATATTAGGCCGGTTTCTTACTGGTTCGACGCCTATAGGGCAGTTTGCTGCGGCATTATATTTGATTAATACCCAGTTAAAAAATTATGGTTTAAATATCGGGCATTTAGCTGATAACTACAAAGAGCTGGAGGAACAAGGCCAAAATTTCTGGGAGGTTCTATCCGGGAAACGGGATTGGAATACCGGAGAACTGAAGGACCGGGCCGAAGAATGGGCTAGAATAATTACGGCGACAGGGGAAGTCTGGATACAGAAGGACCAGGTCGATGCCTATTTTGCCAGTCTGAACAAGGTGTCCGAGGCGACTGAAAAAGTCGGTGATACAACAGGAGAAACCGCAGAAGACATAGAGAAAGCGCTTGCGGACGCCAACAAGGGCCTGGCTGCCTACTATAAGGAACTTGAGGCCAGCCAGAAGGCAATGGACAAAATCACCCTTGCCTCGATGCCGGAGTATGAACGCGGCATACAGGAAATAATCTGGAAATATGAAGAACTGACCGGCGCTGTAAGGACACATGCTGACACAGTCGGTATGTCGGTCGAAGATGAGGCCGCGCTTCTGGCCAATCTTGGTTTGCGGAGGGATGAGGAATTAGCGAATTATGTGGCGTCGACCAAGACCACCACCACTGAGATCAGCCGCATCTGGGATCACATGTTCGAGCGGTTGCAGGACCTGACCGCCGACTGGCTGAAAGACTGGGAGTTCAGCCTCGATTCGCTCAAGGATCTGGCCAAGAGCGTGGCCGCTCAGATTGCCTCCTACTGGATCTGGGGCGACCAGTCCAAAGGGTTCTCATTTGCCAATATGTTCGGCGGGTCAATGGCGGCCGAAGCAGCAGGCGGCAATGCTACGGCTCCAGCTCTACAAACTGCTGGTATGACCGGTACAGGCGGCGGTTTTAATTTCGGCTCTCTCACCTCTTTGGGCACCTCAGCAATGCAGGGGCTGGGCAACGTTGGTAACTGGATGATGAATGCACCTGCAAATCTTACTGGTTCTCTAGCACAAACAGCTACAATGAATCAGTGGGGCATTGCTCCGATACTAACCAAACTCGATAATCTTGTTTACAGCCTTCCCGGAGCACTCTCAGGGGCTCTGACTGCCGGTATCGGTACTTTTGTCACCCGCGGACTCATGTCCGGCGAATGGGGCGCTGCGGCAGTAACCGGTCTTGGAGCCGCAGGCGGTGCTGCTCTTGGCACGATGATTCTGCCGGGTATCGGCACTGTCATCGGTGGCATTCTGGGATCGGTGGGAGGCGAGTTCCTGAATAGCTTATTCGGCGGCGACGGCAAGAAGCGATCCGGCTTCTTTGAGCAGGCAACCTACAGTAAATATTCCCTGGAGGGCGGTTGGGGTGCTCCAGAAGAGGATGTGATCAAAAGGAAACGAGATTTCGAGCAGTTTGAAGAGTCTATCACCGATACGGTCGCTCAGAGTGTTGAATGGGTGAACTCCATAGATTCCATGTTCAAAGGTCTCCTTGGGGCATTCGGAGGTGATTACAAAACTCGGTTCACTACCAGTATGGCGGAATTAGCCGCAACACGTCCATCTATGATGTGGGGTATTGATGCTCAGGATGAGGATGAAGTCGCCGAAAGCATGTATGCCAATATCCGTAGATTAGGAGAGACATTAATCGATCCCATTGTCCAGGAAGGACAACAGCTCCTGGCCCAGGCCCTGGATGACTCAATTTCTGAGTCTTCAATCTGGGGCTATTTCACCGACTCAATGCAGACGCATATTCGAACGTCTCTCAGTAGCAGTCTGGAAGACCTGCAAGTGGACTGGTCAAAGGTCGTTGACGAGAATTCCTTAAATGCGGCCATTGAGCAGATGGAGCAGGCGGGGCAGTCGGTAACTGAAATAATCAGTTATTTCAACCAGATCGGGGCAGTAATGGACGACCTGGCCCAGCGTATTGCCCTGCATGGGTACGCCAGTAATGTCCAGTCAGCCGTCATGGAGCTGGATTCGATCAACAGTGAATTCACGGAATTAGGCAGCACCCTGCAAGCACTCGGTGTCGATCTCGAAAAATACACCGATCTCCAGACCGCTTACAACCTGGCAATCCAGGACTGGCTTAACCAGACGTTTGCCGGAGCGATAAGTTACGCTGGCACCAGCGCTGGCTGGCAGGCAATGGTCCCGCAAACAATGAGTTCCACCGACCAATGGCTTGCGCAGTATCAGCATGTGCAGGACTTGACCAGCTCCTACGACGGCACCACGGCCAGCGCCATTGAGTTATCAGACGCCCTGGGTGTCCTCAGCGGCATGTCATACGATCTGGCGGCTGAGATGCAGTCGGCCATCGCGCATATCAATGAGTCTTACAGCTCCGCGCTGGAGAGCATGTACCTGGAGACCCTCTCAGATCAGCAGAAGTATGACTGGTACAAGTCTCAGACAGCTAATGCAGATGCACTGCTGGCAAATGCAACCAGCGTTGAAGAGATCACAAGGATCGCTGACGATGTCTTGCAATGGTCGACGGCCGGATTCGGTATGCTCAGCGATGAACAGAAACGACAACTCTACCCTGGATTCAAAGAGTTTCTTGCGGATTTCCAGGCAGACTCAACCTCCCGCATCGAACAACTCGGTGGTGCAATGGACGATGCCAATGCCTCACTGACCAAGGCCGCGGACATAATCGTCGGAGCGGTGGCTGACATCAAGAACGCAGCACAGTTACAGATAACAGCAGCGGATAAACAGGATGCAGCCGCAGACGGGCAGGTGGCCGCTGCTAATGCACAGATCAGTGCGGCAGGCACACCTGTTACAGTGACCGTCAACCTTGATTCCAGCGACGTTGGATAAAAAATGCCTCGTACCCTCTCCGCACGCACAGAAACAGAGATAGCCAAGAAGGCCGGCGCGAAACCTATCTGGCTGGTTTATATTGGCTACGGCACACCCTTGCGCTATTCATCCGGCCCTACGCTCACATGGAACAGCCAGACCTGGACTGCGCAGGACCTGATCGTGACCGTCGCGCCGGATAAAAATACAGGCACGCTCCAGATCCAGAACACGGACTATGTCTTTGGCGGCAAAGTTTTGACCGACGGGATTGCGGACGTCCCCATCACCATCTATCAGCTCTATGGAGATTCTCCTTATGACAGTGCCGATGCCGAGCTGCTGTTTGACGGCGTAGGCGGCCAGGCAAGGCCGGGTGTTCGCTGGGTGCACGTGGGCCTGGAGCTGGCGCCGACTGCGTGCATGTACAGCCCGCGGACCAGATGCACCAAGGAGATCGGGTTTAACCATCTCCCGCCTGACGGCATGACCATCTCCCTGAACGGAGAAAATTATACCCTGGAGGTCCAGCCCAGTGGCTAGTTATCCGAGCATTGAACAGCGGGTCGGATCTAAGCCAACGCCTCAGAGCGGGATCAGACCGGACCGTGCATCAAACGGCGATATCAGGACGCAAATTCTGTACTCCGGTGACCGGAAAGATTTCAAGGTCGTGCATCAGGTGGACGCGACAGATAAAAGCACCCTCGATACGTTTTATGCCGCCAACAAGGGCCTCGCGGTTACGCTGACATGGGCCGCGGACGGCCAGGAATACAACTGCGTTTTTACAGACGCCCCGGACTACACACCCAGGGGCGACGGCTACTGGGATGTCGTTGTGCTGTTGTCAGAGCAGGACACATAAATGATTACAAGTCCTGCGTCACGCCTGGCGGAACAGCTTAGAGCAAGGCTGGCTGATATAATGGCCAAGCGGGCAAGCTCCATACCCGCGGCCCGCATAACGTCCAAAAAGCCAAAGGCCTCCCGCCGCAGCATAAACAAGACCGCCACATCCCAGGAGCACAAGGCCCAGATAACCTCCGCGGCAAATGCATATTTCCCGCCGTCATACGGTCCCTGTCAGGCCGGAATAAAAATATTCGCGATCGGCAACATCGGTACTGATACGGTCATAGGCGGCTGGTTTGCGTTCGGGGAAATCGAAGAAATCACAAAGATCAGGTGCAATGGCGATGACGTCCCCGGCACTGTCACAATTACGGAATATACAGGGACCACCGCTCAAACCGCCGACCCGACCCTGCAATCTGCGATCAGCGGGTACAATGACGACCTGGTCCTGAATATCGGCGGCACGGATATCGGCATTGCCTACATAGTCGCCAGGATCCCAAAAGGGGCCGTGAAGGGCTTCCCGAGATTTACGGTCGAATGGAAAGGCAATAAAAATATCTATGACCCCAGGGACTCCTCCACAGCGTACAGCGACAACCCGGCGCTCTGTTTCCGTGACTGGCTCAAATCGTCAGTGTACGGTCCGAACTTTGATGTTGACGACGACACGGTCAAGACAGCCGCCGATGCCTGCGACGAAACCGTGGGGGACACATGGACGCAAAACACGGCCAAGTCATTAGGTGATTTTGCCGTACCGACGACAGGCAATACGCTTAACAGGTCGTATGAATGCACCACTGCCGGGACCACAGGCGGCACCGAGCCCGCATGGGATACCACGATCGGGAACACCACAAACGACGGCTCTGTCGTGTGGACCTGCAGGGACGGCCGCAGGCGTATTTGCGGCATGCTCATGGACAGCAGGGCCGATGTCAGTTCGTGGATCGAAACCTGGCGCACCGCGGCCGGCTGTATGGTGAACTGGGGCGAAAACGGCATAGAGATGATCCCGGACAGACCCCGGGCAACAGACCACACGTTCAAACACGCCGACGCGGAGATCCGCGAGACCCCCTCCCTTGAATTGTTCAAAGAGGGCCTGGC